TGGTTGGTCCCCTAACTCCACTCTGAATGAGAATGAGCAAGAGACTGATGCTGACACTGATGAGTCTGCTATTGACGCCCTTATGACTCTCTTAGGCAAATCCCGTGACCCTTCCGATAACAGCGAATGACCTACGACAACTACCTGATGAAGAAGTAGCATCCATCATGGCCCAGCTAGGGCCAGCTAAAGCGGAAGAGTTACAACACACTTGGGAGTTCTGGGCTAGGCCCAACCAGATGGAGCCTACAGGCAACCACTGGGATATTTGGGTAGCATTAGCAGGACGAGGCTGGGGTAAGACCAGAGCCGGAGCAGAGTGGGTAAGACACCGTATCCGCAAAGGCGACAAGATCGTACATTGTGTAGCACCGACAAAAGGTGACGTACGGAAGGTCATGGTAGAAGGCGATAGTGGTCTTCTTAATGTATGTTGGAAGGGTGATAAGACCTACCGTGGTAAGCATGTTGGCTACCCAGAATGGTCTCCTACTAACAACACCATGACTTGGGAGAATGGGGCTAAGGCTGTATTCTTCTCCGCAGAAGACCCAGAGCGTCTTCGTGGTCCACAGGCTTACTCTGCATGGTGTGATGAGTTGTGTGCTTGGCGGAATGCCCAAGAGACTTGGGATATGTTGCAGTTTGGGTTACGCCTTGGTAGACACCCTCAAGTGTTTATCACTACAACCCCTAAGACCACCAAGCTACTGAGGACGATATTAGGTGATGAGAAGACGGTAACGTCTACAGGCTCCACCTATGACAACTCTGCTAACCTAGCCTCTACGTTCCTTGATGCAGTTAGGAAGACGTATGAAGGCACTAGACTTGGTAGACAAGAGCTTTACGCTGAAATCCTTGATGAAGCCTCTGGTGCCTTGTGGAGTCGAGCAGGACTTGCACAGGTAGAGATTGAAGCAGATAAAGTACCTGACTTAAACCGTATTGTAGTATCTATTGACCCTGCCATCACAAGCAACAAAGAGTCAGATATGACTGGTATTGTTGTAGCAGGGGTTGACGTAAATGGTATCGCTTACGTTCTGGCTGACCACACAGGTCGCTACACACCCCAGCAATGGGCTGCGAGGGCAGTGTCACTCTTTGAAGAGTATCAAGCTGACCGGATTGTCGCCGAACGTAATCAGGGCGGAGATATGGTTCGCCACACTCTCCACACAGAGTCTGAGACGGTCCCTGTCAAGCTAGTCCATGCTAGTCGAGGCAAGATGGCCCGTGCTGAGCCGGTCTCCGCCCTGTATGAACAAGACAAGGTACGTCATGTAAAGGGTCTTAACGACCTTGAGGACCAGATGGTCACTTGGGAGCCACTAGGCTCCGTAGGATCACCAGATCGCCTTGACGCCCTTGTATGGGCTATTACGGACCTATCTCTACAGGGCTATGCCAAGCCCCAATTAAAGCTGGCGTATAGCTCTGCGAAAGGACTTAGATAATGCCCAAGAAGCTATCGGAGACAGAAGCCAAGAAGATTCTTGGTGTAGCTGGTGACAACACCCATAACGGTCAGATTCGAGCGGATGAGTTCCTACCGGAGCTTCGTGGCAAGAAGGCCATCCGTAAGTACCGTGAGATGCGTGACAACGACAGCACCATCGGTGCAGTTATGTACGCCACTGAGCAAGTGCTTCGTGATGTAGAGTTGAAGGTTGTACCCTGCAATGATACACCAGAGGCTAAGAAGGAAGCAGAGTTTGTTGAGTCTGTCTTAGATGACATGGACCACACTCTTGACGACCATATTGCAGAGGCTTTGTCTTCTTTGTCGTATGGCTTTGCTTGGTTTGAGGTAGTATATAAGCGTCGTAGTGGCCCACAGTTCCGTAGCTACAAGAAGTATTCCAAGTACGATGATGGCCGTATCGGTATCCGTAAGCTGGCCTCTAGAGCGCCTTGGACTGTATCCAAGTTTGATGTAGACCAGAAGTCCGGTGATGTCTTAGGCCTCTATCAGGAAGGCTCACAGTTTGGTAAAAGCCATTATATCCCAGCTAATAAGTCTCTATACTACAAGACCACTGCAATTAACGGCGACCCTAGTGGTCGTAGCATTCTTCGTAATGCTTATACCTCTTATGAGTATCTGAACAACTTACAGTCCATTGAGGCTATTGCAGTGGAACGAGAGCTTGCTGGTATCCCAGTAGCCCGTATTCCCTCGGAGTACCTCTCTAGTGATGCTACAGCCTCTCAGTCGGCTATCCGCTCAGACCTACAGCAAATCCTCCGAGATGTAAAGTTCAACGAACAAGGCTACATCATCCTTCCGAGTGATACCTACCCTGATAAAGATGGTAGCCCAACCAACGTCCGCCTGATGGACATAGAATTGATGTCCTCTAGTGGTTCACGCAATATCCAAATCGACCCCATTGTTAGCCGTTATCAGCACGATATTGCTCGTAGTGTTCTCTCTGAGTTTCTTCTACTCGGCGCACACAGCTCCGGTGGCTCGTATGCGTTATCTAAATCTAAGACCGACCTCTTTCTTCGTGCCTTGGAGAGCTACATTAGTGCCATCACTGATGTACTCAACAAGCAACTCGTAGAGCGCCTGTGGCAACTCAACGGGCTTTCCTACGATACTATGCCGTACATCAAGGCTGGTGATGTAGCACCGCACGATCTTCGTGAGATTGCAGCCTTCCTTCGTAATCTGAATGGTGCAGATATTAACGTCTCTGACCATCCAGAAGTTATTCAAGACCTCATGGACATTGCGGAACTCAGCTATGAACCTAATGAAGCTCCCCGGCGAGATGTACAACCGGATGAAACAGAACGCCCGGATGAAGAGTGATCTTCAGACACTCTATTCGATGACAGACCGAGAGCTTAACGATATTGGTCTTTCCCGTGGTTCTATCCGGGATGCCTTCTACAAAGGAAAGAAGTAATGCCTTTCTCTACTAATGCAGACCTCCCCAAAGCAGTACGACAGACTGTCCCAGAAGAGAACCAAGGTAAGTTCCGTCAGGTGTTTAACTCTGTCATGGAAGACACTGGCTCTGAGCAACGTGCCTTTCGTGCTGCTTGGTCTTCGGTAGAGAAGGTAAAGACTTCCACCTTAGCAGAGAAGGCTAAGAACTGGAACGCACGTCATGGTGCTAAGAAGGGCAACATCAGTGCTAAGACCCTACGAGCAGTCTATGACCGTGGTATCGGTGCATATAAGACTAACCCCGGTTCTGTGCGCCCTAACGTAACATCTAAAGAGCAATGGGCAATGGCTCGTGTAAACAGCTTCCTTAAGATCGCTGCTGGCCAGAAGGCTGTAAGCCATGATAAGGATTTGTTGCCGGGTCGCACAGAGAAGGCTGAGTTTCGTGGTGAGAAGGTCTCCCTAGACAAGCCATTCCGTCTGCCTAAAGGCTCTGCTAAGAAGTTTGGTGTTTACGTCAAGTCCGGTGACAAAGTGAAGAAGGTTACCTTTGGTAGCCCCACTATGGAAATCCGTCGTGACGACCCAAAGGCCCGTGCTAACTTCCGGGCTAGACACAACTGCGACAGCAAGACTGATAAGACCACTGCTGGTTATTGGTCCTGTAAAATGTGGGAGTCTGGTTCTTCTGTGAGCGATATGCTCGCAAAAGACGATTCCGAGCAAACGAACCTAGAGGGTCAAATCCTTAAGACAGACGACGAACAACGTCTTGTCTACGGTTGGGCCTCGGTCATCACTGAAGACGGTAAGCCTCTGGTAGACCGCCAAGGTGATGTAATTGAAGCCGACACTATGGTTAAGGCCGTGAATAAATTCATGGAACATATTCGTGTTGGTAAGATGATGCACAAGGGGGATCAGGTGGGTCAAGTTGTCCACTCGATGCCTCTCACTAATGAGATTGGTGAGTCCTTGGGCATTTCCAGTAGCCGTGAAGGTTGGATCGTAGCATTGAAGGTATTCGATGATGAGGTCTGGTCTCTGGTAAAATCTGGCCAACTTACGGCCTTTTCTATCGGCGGCAAAGCTAAGAGGAAGGAAGTAAATGACTAACATCCTACTCGACTTGGAGTTGGACGAATTGTCACTTGTTGACCGTCCTGCTAATCAAGCCGCTACAATCTGTCTTATTAAAAGGGACGAAAGCATGGAAGACATGGAAAAAGGGTACGACTCTTACCTCGATGAGCGTAAGTCGTACTACATGGGTAAGGGCATGGGTGAAGACGAAGCCATGAAGAAGGCTAAGGAAGAACTCGAAAAGATGTCCGCTGAAGAGAAGAAGGAGCTTATGGCTCGCCTTAACAAAGCTGATGAAGCTGAAGTAACAGAAGACGCTGTAGATCAGTCCGAACTGTTCTTGGCTGAAGTTGACGCTCTTAAGGCAGAAGTCTCCCGCCTCTCCAAGGCCCTCGAAGACAACGGTTATGTTGTTTCCGAAGAAGAAGTTACGAAGGCTGAAGAGCCTGAGTATGTAGAATTTGACGGTGAGAAGGTTGTCAAGTCTGACATCCCGGCCCCCGTCCTCAAAGCTCTCGAAGAAGCAGAGATTGCTAAGCGTCATATCGAGCTTAAGAAGCAAGCTGACGAAATCCTGCCTAACTTCGACAACGAAATTGCGGCCACGCTCTTGGCTCATGTAGCTAAAGACGACGCAATCGTAGAGGCCCTCAAAGCTGCTGATGCTGCTATGGGTGCTTCAATGCAAGAGATCGGTGAAGCCTCTGTAGAAGCTGATATGGCTTCCCCACAGGACAAACTGGACTCTATGGTAAAGTCCTACATGGACGAAAACGCTATTGCCAAGTCTGGCTACGCTAAAGCATACGCTGCTGTAGCCAAGACCGACGAAGGCAAGGCGCTCATTTCCAAGCTCTACAAAGGAGAGTAAATCATGGCGACGAATGCTGGCCGCTTTAACACTATTTCTCTTGTCGCAGACGAGACCTTGACGGCCCACACTTTTGTGACCCTTTCTAACGATGCTCAGGCTGCTTATGTAGCCACTGTTGGTGACGACGCTATTGGCGTTACCTACGGTGCTGCTGCTGCTGGCAAAATGGTTACCGTACAAGTTGACGGTATCGCAATGGTAAAAGCCAACGAAGCTATTACCGCTGGTGCTGCTGTAAGCACCGATGATGCTGGCGAAGCAATCCCTGCCGCTTCTGGCGAAGCCCGTTTGGGTTACGCTCTTGAGGCTGCTGGTGGTGCTGGCGAAATCATCTCGGTACTTCTGAAGCCTGCTGGCGCAGATGCTGCGTAATTGAATAGCAAACAGGAGAAATAAAAATGCCTTTGCTGACCCCATCTAGCGTGCATATTGATGCACCATTGTCCAACCTGACGCTGGCTTACGCTCAGTCTCAGGAAAACTTCATTGCAGATAAAGTCTTCCCTACTGTAGGCGTAGACAAGCAGTCTGACAAATACTACATCTACGATACTGCGGGTATGAACCGTACTGGCGACGTTAAGAAGCTGGCACCTCGTACCGAAGTAGAGCGTATCGGCATGACCGTTTCCAGCGACAGCTACTTTGCTGACGTGTATGGCCTCGGCATGGATTTCGATGAGCAAACTCTTGCTAACGAAGATGCTGCTCTGGACATTCGTTCTGCTGGCGCTCAAACGCTTGCTATGCGTCTTATGGTACACCGTGAGAAGCAGTTCGCTGAGAACTTCTTTGCAGCGGGTCTGTGGGGTAGCCAAGACCTCGTATCTGGCCGTTCTTTGACGGAATGGGACGAAGCTAACTCTACCCCTATCAAGAACATCACTGATGCTTCTCGTACCATGCAACTCAAGTCTGGCGGCTTCCGTCCAAACACTTTGGTTGTAGGTCGTAAGGTACACGACGTTCTGGTAAACCACGCAGACATTATCGCTCGTTTGAGCGGTGGCGCTACTGTTGCTAACACAGCACTCGTAACCAAGGCGAAGCTGGCAGAAATCTTTGAGGTAGAAAACTACTACGTCATGGAAGCTGTACAGAACACTGCTGTAGAAGGTGCTACCGATGATACCTCCTTCATCGGTGGTAATCACGCTATGCTTTGTTACACTCCGGGTAACGCTGGTCTTATGACCCCTGCTGCTGGTTTGACCTTCGCATGGAACAGCATTCCGGGTGCTAACAACCTTGGTATCACTGTTGAGTCTTACTCTGATGACGCACTTAAGCGCCAGCAGATTGCTGAGATGATCCAAGTGAAGATGTCTTACGAGATGAAGATCGTAGGTGCTGACCTTGGCTACTTCTTCGAGCAGATTGTAGCTAACGACCCATAAGGAGACTAGAGTATGACACCCGACTACTCTCTTCTTCCTTTTCAACTCAACTGGGTCCAACTCGTTAAACAAGAGTTTAAGGGGTATGGAACCGAATGGAAGCGAGGGGATGTCTTTGACTGGCAACAGCGAAGCATCCCTTGGCAAGACGTTATGTCTCTATTCAACCGGGGTCTCCTCATGCAGGAGGCTCCGACTGAATCCAACCAGAAGGTTGTAG